CCAAAACATGATTCGGCGGTTCAAAGGCGGCAAGGAGCTAGATGGCATTTTTACAAAAGCCCTCAAGCAAATTGGCGAAATCGCACGAGCCAAGGAAGAGGCTGCTAAACAACCTCCTCCACCAGATCCGACAATGCTTGAAGTCCAGGGACGCTTACAGATTGCTCAGATTGAGGCACAAGCTCGGCTTCAAACTGCTCAAATGGAGGCACAAGACCGACAGGTTAAAAATCAAATTGAAGTGCAAAACCAACAACTCAAAGCTCAACGCGACCAGTTGGAAGCTCAACTTGCAATTCAAAAGCAGCAGTCCTCCGAATATATGGCTATGCAGCAAATTGCTATTCAACAGCAAGAGGTGCAAGTCAAACAATCAGCCGTTGAGGTTGATATGCTAAAAGTGCAGACCGGCGCTCAAACTGAAGCCGACAAAGCACTTATTAAGCAGGAAAGTAGCCAGATGCAGCACATCCTTGAAATTCAAAAATTGGATTTGGAGCAGATGCGCATTAAACTATCCGAAGCTGAAAAGCTCATGGAGGAACGGCGTTTGGCATCCGAGCAGTCTATTGAGCGGATTCGTCTCAGCATGGAAACGCTTCAGCGACAGCCACAAGGCGCTATCATGGTGACAACTGATAAGCCTATGGTGATCGAGAAAGAAAAGCCAAGCAAGCCTAAGAAGCGTCGTGGTAAGATAATTAGCGATGAAGCTGGTAATCCTGTAGGCATTGAGATTGAGGATACTGAAGAATGAGTACAGTAGTTTCCAATTCCGCTGCAAGCGTCAACCCTGACATCCCAGTTGCAACTGTTACTCGGAATGGTAACGTGTATCAGGAAATGGTACAGGGGCTTGTAAATCAGCCTCATGATGAAATTGTACTTTCATACACTGGAACAAACCTTACTGGTGTTACCTACAAACTAGCGAGTGTGACGGTTGCAACTTTAACTTTAGGATATAGTGGTTCAACACTTACCTCTGTTGTGAGATCGTAATGCCTTACGTTTTTAATCCGTTTACAGGTAATTTAGACTGGACGGTCGATGGAGTCCCCGCTCTCGCTACAGGTGGCGTAACCTTTGGCGGAACTACTGGTTTAATAACGCAGGATACTCGCAACCTTAACTGGGACGACACGAACAAATGGCTTTCAGTATCGTCAACGTCTCAAGAGCGAGTGACTAACGGATCGTTCACGGGTAGCGCAACTGGATGGACTCTTCCGACTGGATGGTCATATTCGTCGAATAGCGTCAGTCACAATACAAACGGCACAGGCGGTTTGACGCAAGCGATATCAATGAGTTTAGGCGAACGATTTGAGGTTAGCTTGACTCTTTCTAACGTCACTGTCAGTGGCGTTACAATCACAGTCGCCGGAAGCTCAGTCGGACAAGCAACAACAAACGGAACCTTTGTTTTTCGAGGCGTGGTTACTTCAGCGAGTGGCTCTATAACTATTGCTCCACTTGCCACTGGCGCTCGGCTTACTGTAGACGATGTAAGCGTGAGAGTGCTTAGCGGCGGTCGGATGCTTACTGGCGATCTGTTTGTCCAAGGGAGCGCGCTTCAAGGCGTAGCGACGATTTCGGCGCTTGGTAAATCAAACGGTTCGCCAGGAACGACACGGCATATCTCGCTAGAAAACACAGGCACTAATACTTGGATCGATTTCAAATTCAACAACACCGATACGGCACACATTGGCGCTACCTCGTCTGGCGAAGTCAGTACCTACGTTGGTGGTGGTAACGGAGTCGCCACCTACAATAAGGCCACAAATAGCCTATTTAGTTACAGCACACCTAACACGTTCACGCATTACGGATACGGTGCCTTTTCTAACGGTGTAAACGCAGGCGGTTTTACTAGTCCGAGCAGTACTTTGATGTCGCAAGGCGGTACGGCACTCAAGGTGAAATATATTACGGCGAACCAAACTCTTGACAACACAGCAACGGAATGGATCGTTGATCCGTCCGTGGCAGCGTGTAATGGCGCACCTACTAATGCTTGTAGCAGCTATACAAACGAAATTGATTGTTTAGCTCGTGATGCTCACGGCGGTTGCTCTTGGTTCGCTGGTAATCCTTGCAGCGTTTACAACGGCAATCAGTCAAGTTGCGAAGGCACAACTGGATGCACATGGGAACAAGCGTCCTGCTCAAGTTTTGGCGACGAGAGTAGTTGTAATGCAGTAACGGGATGTTCGTGGACAAACAACCCGCAAAGTTGCTCGCCTCTTAACGAAGCGGCTTGTGGATCTACGTCTGGCTGTACGCAAAATTTCGACGACTGCGCTAACTACTCAGACGGCGGCGGAGACGGTACAGCGTGTAACGCAGCTAACGGCGGTGGTTTTTGTAGCTATGATAGCGGTACCGGTGCGTGTACTGGCGGATCATGGTTTGTCAGTTGCTCAGGCACTTACGATTCGTATAGTTGTGAAGGAACGTATGCTACCGGAAACTGTACCGGAGTATACGGCGCAGCTTGTAGCGGTACGGCATCGTGCGGAGGTATCGACGATTCTACCAACTGCAACAATGAGCCTGGGTGCAACTGGACGACAGCGATCTCACTAACACTTCCGTCGATAACATCATGTCCAGACAGAGATTATTGGATCTATAACGCATCCAGCACCAATGCAGATGTGGTAATAGTTCCGGCGAGTGGCAATACGATTGACCATACGACCTCCTATACGCTCTCTAATTTTAAGGACTGGGTGCATATTAGTCCGTTTATACGATCTATATCATGTAGCGGCCTCAACGAATCTACTTGCGGAACTACTTCTGGTTGTACGCAAAACTATTCAAACTGCATTTGGGACAGCATTGATAGCCTTTGCATAGGAAATCCGTCGTGTTCCAGTTACGGAGATCAATCTTCGTGCGAAGCGGCTACATATTATTCCGGCTGTAGCGGAAATTATGTTGTATCGTCAAATTGGTATGTATTTGGTAAATAACTTGGAGAATGAATGTTGCAATTAACGGAAGAGACCGCAAAAGAGTTTATTAAAAACGAACTTGTTTTAGTTAAAGTGTGGGCAAAAAATTGTCCTTACTGCGACAGGTTGAATGATCATTTAGCAAAGGTAGATCTATCAGCTTTTGATTGTGGAGCATTGGAGGTGTCACATCCAATGGACAAGACTCCTAAACCATCCGAGTTCAAACGCACTTGGATGAAAATGGATAAGTCCGATGTGGTCAAAGACTCCGTTCCGGCGTTGTTTGTATTTGAACGTGGTGAACTTAAATACCGTCATTTTGGTATGCTTTATTCTGATTCACTTGCACATTGGCTTGCTACTGGCGAGGTAATTCCAAGCAAGATTCAGCAGGAAGAAAAAGTAGCAAATGACAAAAAGCAAAAACTTATTAACCTTTTTGCGCAGCGCGGGGAGCTTACCTACAACATGGAGTTGATGGGCAATAAGCTCGCTGAAATTAACAAGGGTATTGCGGAGCTAACACGATGAAAGCACGAATTGTATTTGAATTACCGTTGCCCGAAGGCTTTGAACCGTATTTGGAAGTTATTGCAAAGGTACATGGGTATTCAGAAACTGAGTTCCCGAATGTCAACGCTGGTGATTACCTGCTTAAACAAGTTTGCACAGCAGCCGTTGCTGCTATGTTCCAAACTATGATTACTAACGCTTTAAGCGTTTACTACGGTTTGGCCGGTCAGGAGCAGGTAAAAGCAATTCAAGCTCAATACATGGATACACATACGGTAGTTGCTGAAATTGTAGATGCCTAATGCTGATATTCCTCAATCCACGACAAAGTTTATTACAGGTTCAAATACTTGACCCTGATGGTTTTCGTCGTCGTAGGTCGGAAGCGGATTGGGAAATAGAGTTAGCTGCACAGCTTCTACAAGGCAAACTCCCAAAAGCAAAGCGCAGGAAGCGTAAGGAGCTTAATCTCAAAGCGCTGCTTGAGCGTCAACTAAATGAAGGCGCTACTGTTGAAGCAGCGGTTGAAGCTGTTGCAAATGAAGCATTAAACGTCAGTCCTCAATTTGAATACACTGAGGAAATCAAAGCTCAAGTTGATGCAGTTGTTGCCGAATACTACGCAAAAATTGCGGAGTACAAAGCGGCAGAAGAAGCCAAGCAGCAAGCGTTGATGGCAGAGCAAAGAGCGTATGTTGCTGCAATTCGACAGGCAGAAATTGCCGAAGAACAACGCAAGCAGCGTAATCGTAAACGAATGAAAATCCTATTTTTGCTAACAACGATGGAGGATGAATGAGTGAAAAATATAGGTTGTTTCAATGGTGTCCAGTTAAACAAAAGGTTGTGCCAATAGAACAAGTAGCCAAACGGGCCATATCAAACGCTCGTGACTTGTTTATTCAAGACGAAATGGCTCCCACCAAAAATCCACTTAATCCAAAAGAAGTGTACACAAGCAAATCGAAGCTACGAGCGGCGTACAAGGCGGCAGGAGCAATCGAGATTGGCGATGCGTACGACCGAGGCTACTCGCCGGAAAAAGAGGCGAAACAAGCAGAGCGGCGTTTAGTCAAAGAAATCCATAACCAAGTAATAGATAGGTATAGAAATGGAAGATAATAACCAAGCAGCAGAATCCACTGAGGTAGTAGTTCAACGTGAGCCAGCAACCTTGTCTATTCGAGAAAGTCTAAAACAACAGTTGAATAGCGATCGCCAAGAGGAAAAAGAGGAAGTTTCCAAGCAAGAAACCAGTGGCGAAGTAGAACAAAGTACGCCGGTTGAACAGCAAGCGCCACAGGCAGAGCGCCCGTTGCTCGTACCGCCAAGCGATATGAACGCATCGGAAAAGGAGGCTTTTCTTAATCCGTCGGCTCAAAACGCCCATGTTCTACAACAATACCTCAACCGACGCGCATACGAGACTCGTATGCAATACGACCGAAAAATGCAGGAAGTAAACCAACTGCATAAGCATAATCAGTCAGTCTATGACGTAATTAAACAGTACGAAGACGACTATGCCAAGGAGGGTATTAGTGTAAGCGATATTGCTAGGCGGTCTATAGCCTGGGATAGAGCTATGAAGAATGATCCCATTGGAACTGCTATGGAGTGGTTGCAGTCCTACGGCGTAGATATAAACCAGCTTTTGGACCAGCCAGCACAGCAATACGAGCAGCCAACAAATTACCTTACAAGGGAAGAGGCAGAACGTATCGCTGCAGAGAAGTACGAGTCTATTGCGCAAGAGCAAGAGAAAAAGGCTCTTGAGCTATACAACCAGCGTGTCGTAGAATTGTTTATGAACGGCAAACCGTTGTTTAAGGACCCGGAAACAGCTTCGCAGTTAGAGGCTGAAATGGCTCCAGTAGTTCAAGCTCTTAACGCAACCGGCAGGTATTCTAGCGCTGAAGAGGTCCTTGAAACTGCATATAACTATGTCGTTAATGGTAACCCGACCTTCTCCGGCATCATGCAAAAGATGACCACAGGGCCGGTTATCCAACAGCAGCAAGCAGTAGCTCAAAAGGCAAAACAAGCTGCAAAATCAATATCTGGCTCTGCTGGCAGCGGAACTCCCAGGGTACACGCACAAACATTTAGGGATAACCTGAAGCGGCGTTTCCACGGAGAATAGCCGTAAAGTTATCCCATAACGTATAAGGGATAATAAAATGGCTAATTTAGAAGAGGCACTCGTAGCAACCCTCTTTGATCAGTCGGACGATATCGCGGATGTTGTAACCGCGCATCACCCGTTCTCGGCTGCTTTGCAGGATGCTGGACGAATTAAGCGTATTTCTGGTGGTTATGAACTCCGAAAGACCGTCATGTACAATGACGTGCCAGTTGGAGGTTTTTACTCTGGCTACCAGTCTTTTGACCTTTCATCGATTGATGACCTGACTGCTTTCCAGTTTGGCATTAAGCAGCTCTATGAGCCTGTAGCGATGAGTGGCCGTGAGCGACGAGCTAACCGCGATGAGGCACAGCTTCTTGATCTTGCTGAGAGCAAGGTTGAGGCTGCTGTTAGCCGACTCAAGAACGTCTATTCCGCTTCCCTTCGTGGAGATGGAACTGCGTTTGGCGGTATGGAATTTGACGGGTTGAAGAAGGCTGTTTCGACTTCACCTTCGTCTGGAACTTACGGAAAGATTGATCGTACAAGCAACGCGTTTGCTCGTAACCTTGCAATCAACGTAACTCTTTCTGCTTCCAACATTCAGGAGAATATCACCGATGCAATCAGCCGATTGACTCGTGGCGATGAGCAGCCTGACCTTGGAATCATGGATCGCACTGCATGGAAGTACCTGCACTCATCCCTGACTGCAATTCAGCGTATTCAGCTCCCCACTAAGGAAGCTAAGGCTGGATTCCGCAAGCTCAGCTACGATGGTTGCGAGTTTGTATTCGATGGTGGATACGGTTCTGCAGTTCTCGAAACTAACTCGTGCCGATTGCTCAATACTAACTATTGGACAATCGACCTTGTTCGTGGAGCTGACTTCAAGCCACTTACGCCAACTATGGACCGACCAGTTGACCAGGATGCTTTCTTCACGGTTATTATCGTTGAAGGAAACCTCTGCTGCTCTGCTCCGGTTCTCCAAGGTGTAATTTACGCTTAATTCGGAGGAATAGAGTATGTCACATTCAGGATCGTTTGGAGTAAATTACCTTAAAACTTGGACTGGTGTAGATACACCTCTTCCAGCCGCTTTGCGAACTGTAGGTAGCTTGCCAGTTGGCGAGTTCGTGTTTGTTCAGGCTGATGGGGCAATCGACCAGTACGCATTTGTTAAGATTGAGCAAGACGGCCAGGCCGCTATGCTTACTACTACAAATGCTGGTTCTCAGGGGCTTCTTGTTGGCGTAGCTCAGGTAGCTGCTGCTGACAATGAGTACCTTTGGGTATGGGTTGGTGGGCTTAATGGCGGTGGAGTTGGATCAGGAATTAAGGGCAAGCTAGCTGCAAGCTATGTTGCCAAGAACAACCTGAACACAACTGCAACTGCTGGTGTGGCTGATGATGCTTCAACAACTAAGATTGCTTATGTTGTTGGACTTGCAGCTACAACTGGCGCTGCTGCTGTAGAGCTTGGTTCTGTAGGGCACCTTAAAGTGAACTAATAAACTGGGGGGCGTAACAGCCCCCCTTTTTGAGAGGAATTATGCCAAGTTTAACCAATCTTATCGGCTTGGGTATGCCACCTGAGCAGGCTGTAGAAGTTTCTGACGGAACTTTTACAACTGTAACGAGCACTAACGCTGTAGTAGCTACAGCCGGTGGCGTTCGTACTAAAATGGCAATCAATAACGTCAATGACACTACTCCAACAGCAGCAGAGCTAACCACTTCGTTCGGTGCTCCAGCTACTGTAGGAACTGGATTTGTAGGTATTGTGAAGGATAACGATGCTGATACTAACTGCTTTGTGGTTGTATCAAACGGTACGTCTTTCTTTTACCTAAAGTTCACTAAGGCAACTTGATGCTATGGGGGGAGCAATCCCCCCTTTTTTTGGATGATTTATGAATCAATCTGGCAACGCAGCAACTACTACGCCGACGGTAAATACAGCTACAAGCACTACTATTTTGGCTGCCAACGGGTTTCGTAAGTGCCTTATTATTCAGAACAATAGCGCAGCAAACATAGCTATTGGATTGAATGGCGAGACATTAACCGGCATTACGCCAACATCAACTAACAAGTGTTATGTGTTGCCAAGCAGCGCAGGTAGCAACGTAATTCGGTTCACAGAAGGGTTTGTACCTTCTGGAGCAATTACAGCGTACCAGACAAGCGGTAGCCCTATTAACACGTTGGTAGTGATTGAAGCGTAGTGTTATATGCTAGATAGGCAATTATGCCTATTTAGGAGAATGAATTATGCCAAATCTTCAATGGCAACATCCGATGATGACTAACGGTGCGCCACAAAAGCGTTACCGTGGAGCCAACATCAGGTTCTTTTTTGCCTACAATGAAAACGAGGAAAAGTCTCTGCGTGAAGGCCGTCCCATATTTGACGAGATACCTTCAATTTCCATTCAGTTTCCAGGTGGCGATGAGACTGTACGCAAGATTGAGCCTCAGGACATACAGGAGTACCCAGAGGAGTACAAACGATTCCAGGCTGGTGGCG